AAATGTCTCGCAGTCCATTTTTTTCTAAGTTCAAGACGGACATCAAAAAACTTACTGCTGCCGTCGAAGGAACTGTTTATCTTGATGAAGAGTATCCTAAACTTTACGAAAAGCTTTATAAATACTACAAATCTCGCAACGTATACTTCTATGACGATGCGGAAAAAGATTACAACGTAATCCTTGACAATGTAGAATATGATCTTATGGACGCAGGTGTTCTAGTGTAAGTCATGGAGAGACTATAAAAACCCTGGTCGGGAGCAACCCAATGCCTAAATCTAGTATTCTACGATACTTAGGCAATATTCTCCTCATAGTTGGTTATCAAATCATGTTATGGGGAGACTTTCGTTATGGATTACTTATCAAGTGTGTTGGTGGTATTCTATCAATACCTTTTGCAATTAAACTTAAACTTTACGACGTTTTAGTGCTATGTGGATTTTTTTCCATAAACGAAATTGCGAAACTGATAGATTTGTTTTCTTGATTTTCTAAAAATCAAGTGGTGGAGTCAATTATGACCCCTATGAGTTTACGTCATCTCTAAAATGCCGTTGGTGCGGATGGGGAATTTTTCTCCGCCTGGTTTCCAATTTCCAGTCAAAGAATTGGTGGCGAGCCTGAAAAATTATTTCTAAGAAAATGAATTGTACATGTGTACGAAGGGAGCGACCATGGGGTTGGTATGAAAATATCGATGATGGTCCTCACCATAAGGTGAAGCGGATTTATGTAAATCCAAACGCACGCTTTTCCCTTCAGTACCACAATGATCGAATGGAACATTGGGTTATTGTAGAAGGATCTGGTTTAGTTCAACTAAACGAGTATACTGAATGGGTGTATGCTGGCAAACATTTTCAAATTCCAATCAACTCCCGTCACCGCATGACTGCTGGTGATGATGGAGTTCTTTTTATAGAAGTTCAATATGGAGATAAATGTCATGAAGATGACATTGTGCGATTGGAAGATGATTATGGTAGAATAGGTAGTGAGTATTACACGGACTGATGTTTTTAGTTACTGGCGGTGCAGGTTTTATCGGCAGTAACTTTCTTCATTATATGAGGAAGGTTACTAACGAGAAAGTCATCGTTCTGGACAATCTAACTTATGCTGCGGATCTTGGGTTTATTCCTGATGATCCGCAGTTTGAGTTTGTTTGGTGCGATATTACAAATGAAAATCATGTAGATTATATTTTCAAGAAATATAAACCACGCAAAGTCTTTCACTTTGCTGCAGAAAGTCATGTTGATAATTCTATTAAGAACTATCGACCATTTTTAGAATCTAATGTTGTAGGAACTATCAATCTTCTAAATGCTAGTCTAGCAATTGATATTCAAAAGTTTCATCACATTTCTACAGATGAAGTCTATGGATCATTAGAATACGAAGATACTGAATTATTCACTGAAGAAACACCTTATGATCCCAGGAATCCATACAGTGCCAGTAAAGCAGCTTCCGATCACTATGTCAGAACCTGGCACAACACTTACGGATTACCTTATCTCATTACTAACTGTAGTAATAATTATGGTCCTCATCAACACATTGAGAAACTCATTCCAAAGGTAATCTTCAATGCACTTAAGGATGAAGTGACTTATATGTATGGTGGTGGAAATCAAATTAGAGACTGGTTATATGTGTATGATCATTGCCGTGCTATTTGGATGCTTGAAGAGCAACGTGTAATGAATGATCGGTTTAATATTGGTGGTGAATGTGAGTTGAGAAATATTGATGTCACCAAAAAGATTTTAGATATTCTTGGTAAACCACATAGTTTGATTGGAGTATCTCAAGATCGTCCTGGACAAGATAAAAGATATGGGATGAGTTTTGAAAAACTTACACAACGAACTGGTTGGATCCCACACTTTGATTTTGATCAAGCACTTAAAATGACTGTTGATTGGTATCTAAAAAAATGATTTCTTTATATGGTGGTACTGGGTTTGTAGGTGGAAACTTTAGAAAGATGTATGATGGTTGCATAGAAATGCAACGTGATGAACGCAAACCCAAGACAAAAGATATTCTATATTTTATCTCTACAGTTGACAATTATAACGTTCATGATAGAATTACACTTGATGTAGAGACTAATCTAAAAGTCCTATGTGAAGTGTTAGATCACTGTAGATCTGAAGACATTACATTTAACTTTATTAGTTCTTGGTTTGTGTATGGTAAAACTCCATACATGCCAGCAACAGAAGATGCTCGTTGTGAACCAACTGGGTTTTATTCCATTACTAAACGTTGTGCCGAACAACTTATTATGTCGTTCGCAGAAACTTATGGAATGAAGTATCGTATTCTTCGTCTGTGTAATGTTCTTGGAGCGGGAGATCAAAAAGCATCTAGAAAAAAGAATGCTATTACTTGGTTGATTGATGAACTAAAACTTCATCATGACATTAAACTTTATAATCATGGATCACATTGCCGTGATATAATGCATGTTCAAGATGTTTGTCGTGCTATTAAACTAGTTATTGACAAAGGTAACTTGAACGAAATTTATAATATTGGATCTGGAAAACCAACATCCGTTGGTGAAATCATTCATCTTGCCAACCACTATATAAAGTCAAAAGGTAAGATTACGAATATGGAACCCCCCGTGTTCCATAAGAATGTTCAGACAGAAAACTTCTGGATGGACACAAAAAAACTTCAATCACTTGGATTTGAACCAAAACTTTCTTTAGAATTTATTGTCAAAGATTTATGTCTGTAAACGACAAAGTAACAAATTTTATTTCACAACTTCAGCGTGAAGGTGAAACCCTGTTTCCATATCTTGCGAATAAGAATTGGAAACGTGGGGATCAGATTTTTTATTCTGGTCCCTATTGGGATGAACGTGAAGTTGCTGCAGCAATTACAACTCTTTTAGAAGGTAAGTGGTTACCTGCTGGTGAAGAAGTCAATAAGTTTGAACGAGCATTTTCCAAGATGTTTGAGTTCAAGCATTCTGTGATGGTCAACTCAGGTTCTTCTGCGAACCTAGTGATGATTGCTGCTCTGAAAAAATATTTTGATTGGCAAGATGGTGATGAGATTATTGTTTGTGCATGTGGTTTCCCAACTACAATCAATCCCATTATTCAGAATGGATTGAAACCTGTCTTCGTTGATATTGATTATAGTGATCTTAACTGGAACTTAGATCAGATCCGAGAAAAGATTACAACCAAAACAAAGGCTGTATTTTCTTCACCTGTCTTGGGAAATCCCTACGACTTTGATAAGTTTCTCGATATTATCCACAGGTATAACCTTGAGTACATCGCTGACAACTGTGATAGTCTTGGCAGTAGGTGGAGAGGTGATCTTCTTACCAAACATGCCGTCGCAGCGTCGTGTTCTTTTTATCCAGCGCATCATATCAGTACTATCGAAGGAGGAATGGTTTCCTCCAACATTGAAGAGATTGTCCAGATCGCTAGATCTTTTGCCTGGTGGGGTCGTGGATGCTACTGTGTAGGATCCCAAAATAAATTGCCCAACGGTGTTTGTGGAAATCGCTTCGACCGCTGGTTGGAAGGGTACGACAAGGATGTCGATCATAAGTATGTCTTCGGCGTTCAAGGATACAATCTCAAGCCTGCCGATCTGCAGGGGTCTATTGGTCTTGTACAGTTGGAGAAGCAAATAGAGATACATGCTATCCGTCGTCTCAACAAAGCTCGACTTCATGAGATCTTCTCTAAGATCCCTGGTGCGAGGGTTATTGAAGAGAAAGAACATGCTGAAACCTCGTGGTTTGGAGTTCCTATTGTGTACGAGGACGGTAAACCGAACCTTGTCAAATATTTAGAACAACATGGTATTCAGACAAGGAATTACTTTGCTGGTAATATTCTTGCACATCCTGGATATCGTCACATCGAACCAGCATCAAACTATCCTAACGCTTCTAAGGTGTTGGATAATGTATTCTTCCTTGGGTGTAGTCCAGTTATTACTCGTGAAATGATTGACTACATAGAGGAGGTTGTTGAAAACTATACTAAAAACAATTTACAATGGCATCCAGTATGACACAGTATACTAAGAAAGCACTAGTTCTTGGTGCAGGTGGCTTTATCGGTAGTCACATGGTCAAACGTCTCAAGTCTGAAGGATATTGGGTACGTGGAGTTGACATGAAAAGACCAGAATTTTCTCCAACTGAGGCAGATGAATTTGTTCTTGGAGATCTTCGTGATGTAGATTTTGTTCGTCGTGTCCTTGAATGGAAGGGTACATCGGGAAACTTCTACAATTCAGTTCCTTATCGTTATATTCAAGTATTTGATGAGGTTTATCAGTTTGCTGCTGATATGGGTGGAGCAGGATTTGTTTTCACTGGAGAGCATGATGCTGATATTATGCACAACTCAGTATCAATCAATCTCAACGTGCTTGATCAACAGGCAAAAATGAATGAACGCTATGGCGTAAATAAGACTAAAATTTTCTATTCTGGGTCTGCTTGCATGTATCCAGAACACAATCAACTTGATCCCGATAACCCAGATTGTCGTGAAGAAAGTGCTTATCCAGCTGATCCAGACAGTGAATATGGTTGGGAAAAACTTTTTTCGGAACGTCTTTATTTTGCCTATCATCGCAACTATAATATTCCTGTGCGTGTTGCCAGATATCATAATATCTTTGGTCCCGAAGGAACTTGGGAAGGCGGACGTGAGAAAGCTCCTGCAGCAATTTGTCGCAAAGTTGCCTACCTTCCAAAAGAAGGTGGATCTATAGAAGTATGGGGTGATGGAAAACAAACTCGCTCATTCCTGTATATCGATGAGTGTATTGAAGCAACCCGTCGTTTGATGGATAGTGATTTTATGGGTCCAGTGAACATTGGATCTGAAGAAATGGTGACTATCAATCAACTTGTGGAGACTGCTGCTAAAGTTGCTGGTAAGTTTGTTGATAAAGAACATATTGATGGTCCTCTTGGTGTTCGTGGTCGCAACTCAAACAACGATCTTATCCGTGAAAAACTAGGATGGGATTACTCGATGACCCTTGAAGAAGGAATTGCTAAAACTTACAAGTGGATTAACGAACAAATTCTTAAGAAGGTATATACTGAAAACTGATGAATACACATTACGACGCAGAACTTGATGCACTGAACAACCCCTTTCCTGGGGTAGAAAAAATTAAAAGAAACTTTTCTCAAGCATATCAAGACTTGTTTGTCTTAACAATGCTTCAAGGAAAACGTAGTGGTAAGTATCTTGAAGTTGGTGCAAATCATCCAGTAGAATTCAATAATACTTTTCTTTTAGAAGATAAGTTCATGTGGAAAGGAATTTCTGTTGAAATTGATAAGGAGATGGTTGAGTTGTTTAACACAGTTCGCCATAATAAATGTGAATATGCAGATGGTACTGTCTTTGATTTTCAAAAAAAACTAGATGGTCGTAGGTGGAAAGATAAAACAATTGATTATCTTTCACTTGATTGTGAACCTGCAATGACAACTTATAAGATCCTAACTAGAATTCCTTTTGATGAATATAAAGTTTCTGTGATCACATACGAAACTGATGTCTACAAAGACGGTCCTCAAGCAAGAGAACTGTCAAGAGAATTTTTGAAGTCTAAAGGATTTGAATTAGTTGCTGCTGATGTATGTAATGGTAATAATCCTTATGAAGATTGGTATGTAGATCCTACGGTTATTCCAGAAACACTTTGGGGTCCATTCATTTCTGAGGGTGCTGAAGCAAGAAGTTTATTTGTATGTCAGTAAAAATTTCACATTGGTATGGAAGACTTGGTAATAACATTCAACAGTGTGCTGTTGGATGTATGGTTGCTGAGTTATTGATGACGCAGTTTGAAAGTATTGATCATGAGATTATCTCCAAATACCAGAAATCGTTTGGATACAGCACTCAAGAGTTATCATCAAAGTTCTTCTATTGGGAAGGTCCGTACAAAGAAGTCAATATTCCAGTTGACCACATTTATCGCAATATGCGTAGGATCTGTAAAGAACACATTGCACCACATCTTAAGATACCACCAAGGCAAATTATACCTGACGATACTGTTGTTATTCACATTAGGAGTGGAGATATTTTTGACCAAGTTCATCCTAACGGGCATCAGTATACTCCTAATCCTCTTGATTTTTACAACAAATTACTTTCCAATTTTGAAAGGGCAATTGTCGTTACGGAACCTGACAAAAACAATCCCATTGTTGAAGTTCTTAGACAAAACCCAAAGGTAATAGTACAATCTTCATCTGTTGCTGAAGATTTTGCAACACTAATGTCGGCAAAAAACTTAGCAAATTCTGGTGTAGGAACATTTTGTGTTGCTGCTGCATTGTGCAGTGAACATGTGCAGAATTTTTATTGTACAGATCTAATGTTGACAGAGCATCTAAATTATAGTATGCTTGTAGGTACAGATATCAATGTCTGTCAACTAAAGTTAAATGATTATCTTCAAGTTGGTGAGTGGACAAATACTGAAGATCAGAGGAATTTTATTCTTGAATATGTTTTATGAAAATTTTTGATACATTCACCTTCTATAATGAACTCGATCTACTGGAACTTAGGATGAATATCCTGGGTGATATAGTAGATTATTTTGTTATCAATGAATCTACGATTACTTTCACTGGAAAGAAAAAACCATTATACTTTGCAGAGAATAAAGAACGCTTCAAGAAATGGCAAGATAAAATTATTCACCACGTCTTAGATGATAACAATGAGACCTTAGAAAAATACTGGGAAGGTGTACCATATCATCGAAGTATGATGGAAGATGATATCTATAAACTTCCATTGCACTATCAGCGTGCTTGCTTTCATAAAGATAGTGCAATCTATGCCTTGTTAGATCACGCACAAGATGATGATATTATCTTGACTAGTGATGCTGATGAGATTGCCAATCCAGAAGCAATCAAAGCGATTGATGAATGGTTTGATCCAATTAATCATTATGTTCTCAAGGGTCCAGTTTATTATTACTATCTAAATCTTCTGTGCGAGAAGGAGTGGATGGGGACAAGAGTTTCTACCATGAAGATGCTAAAGACTATGAGTGTAGATAAACTCAGACAGTCGCATCAAGATGCATGGAAAGTTGAAGATGGATCTTGGCACTGGAGTTTCTTTGGTGATGCTGATACTGTTCGTGCAAAAATGGATGCATATGAACATCAGGAAAATAATCTTCCACAATTTAGGGACAGTATGGAAGAACGTATTGAAAAGGGCATTGATCCTTTTGGTAGAGATTATCTTTACACCCCACAAGTTGTTCCTATTGATGATACTTTCCCAGAGTACATCATTAAAAATAAAGATAAGTTAGCAAAGTATATCAAGTGAACATTATTGAAGGCGTAGCAGTTTCTAATCACTGCGATTATTCTTTTGGTGATCAATCTGGGTGCATTGGTCGTGTGCCTGGATCGTTCATGAAACAAGCAGATCCATCTAATCTAGAGTTTGTTGAACTTGTGAAGGATAAAAAATGGATGACTGTCTTTATCGATAACATTCGACTTTATAATAGATCAATTAAATGCACTAACGATGAAGACCAGCGTTGGGTTGATGCACTGCTTGAAACCAATAACATGTTAGAAACATGTGCAGCGTTTCCAAACACAAATTTTATCATTTTTACTAATCTAGAAGATACACCGATCAGCAAAGATATTCATGATCAAATTCCCGACAATGTAAAGGCAATTTATGGTGTAAATGCCATTGGATTTAGTGGCAAAGTTCATCCTTTTCCATATGGTGTTCAGCGTATTATTCATCCGTCTGATAATCGTATTGCTATTTTGCATAAAGCAATGGAGCGTGATGTAAATCCAACAAAACTTCTTTATATTAATCACGCTGAGCATACAAATATTAGTGAACGTGGTAATATTAGAGAAAAATTTGCAAAGTTGAAGTATGCAACTGTAGATAACAGAGTATCTTACGATATCTATTGCAAACAAATTCAAAATCATAAGTTTATGATTTGTCCTCAAGGAAATGGTGTAGATTGTCATAGGAACTGGGAAGTTCTTTATTTAAAAAGAGTTCCTATTATGAAAAGAACTCCGTATCTACAGGAACTGTACAAAGATTATCCTGTTCTTTGGGTTGATGATTATGCAGAAATTACTAAAACCCTTCTAACAAACAATGAGTATCTTTTTGATCAAGCTAGAAATCTAGACAATAATCTGCTAGACTTGTATTCAGTATTTAATCGAGCTGTGAAACGTGCTAAAAATTCCTGATGTAACATTATTGATGTTGGCAGATATTGATATACCTGATGCGGTATATGCTGTCAATAAATCCTGCGAAGAAATTGAATGGGGTGCTGTAAAGTTTCTCGGCAGCAAAGGCAAACCAGATGGTCTTTGTGATCAAGCAACTTTTGAATTGACATATCCAATTCAAAGTATCAATGATTTTAATTTTTACTGCATTTATAATCTTGGCAAACATGTAGAGACATCTCATGCATTGTTGATCCACCCTGATGGATATGTTATTCGTCCATGGTTATGGGATAATGCTTGGCTTCAGTATGATTATATTGGGGCACCATGGAGAGATGATCCGACTGCATATCTAGATCCTTGGGGTAAAAATCAACGTGTTGGTAACGGTGGGTTTTCACTTAGAAGTAAAAAGTTATTAGAACTATCAAGCACTGTAGAAATCCCCTGGGAAGTTAATGTTGGAGATTTTTATAAGCATATGAATGCTGGTCTATATAATGAAGACGGCAACATTTGTGTTCATAATAGGCATATTTTTGAAGCAAACGGATGTAAGTTTGCACCCGTAGAAGTTGCATCTAAATTTTCCAGAGAAGAAACCTTGCCAGATAGCGAGAAAGAAACTTTTGGATTCCATTATCATTTTCAAGAAATAAGATGAAGGCAAACGTATTTCCACTATGGTGGAACCCTTGGGGAGAAAAGGGACTTGATTTAGGTAATACTGCAGTTAGCATTTCAATTGATAACTTGTCTTTTGATCCAGATGCTGATTATAGAATTTTGTTTCTTGCGGAACCTTACGCTATCGCACCCACAGTCAATGAAGGTGCTCTAAGAAATGCCAATTCGTTTGATAAGATCTATACATTTGGTCAAGCAATCTTAGACAAATATAAAACAGCAGAACTTTTTCCATGGGGTTCTTCGTGGTTAGATTTTAAAGATCTTAAGGTCAATAAAAAGCCACATATTACTTTTGTAACTAGTAGTAAAAGTCAAGCTCCAGGACATGAACTACGATTAGCAATTCATGAAGTGCTTGCTAATCTAGATGAAGTTAATGGTCTAGAAATTTATCAGCATAAGTCACCACCATTCCACGAAAGACGAAACGACTTTTTTGAAACCGCAATGTTTCATATTGCGGCAGAAAATTCTCAGCAAAAGAATTATTTTACTGAAAAAATTATTGATTGTTTTGCAAGTAAAACTATTCCTATCTATTATGGTTGTCCAAACATTGGTGATTGGTTTAATATGGACGGTATTATCACTTTCAGTGATATTAAAGATTTAGAAAATATCTTTGACTATATTGATGAAGACTACTATAATAGTAGACAAGCAGCTATTGAAGAGAACTATGAGATTGCTAAACAATTTCATGGCGTCAATGATGTTGTTCCAAGATTAACAAGAAAAATTATTCAGGACGTGAAAGAACATGCCACTCAACGGATCTAATCAAACCAATTACATTCAAAAAGATTATGAATTCCTAAGGGTAAAACCAGAAGGAATGAAAGATTTGAAGAAAAATTATTCACAAGTGTGGCAAGATATTTTTGCTCTTGTTGTTAATGATGCCAAACAAAGCGGATCTTTTATTGAGGTTGGTGGAGCACAACCTTGTATTGGTAACAACACTTGGTTACTTGAAGAGCAATATGGATGGAGAGGATTTTCTATTGAATTGGAAAAGGAACTTTGTGATATGTGGACTTCTGGATTGAGACCTAATACTCAACTGTTTTGTACTGACGCACTTGAGTTTGATTATATTGAAGCAGCAGATACTCTTGGTCTTCCGAGACATATGGATTATCTCTCATTTGATCTTGAACCACCTGATATTACATTAGAAGCACTTAAAAAGTTTCCTCTAGATAAATTAAGCTTTAATGCTATTACTTACGAACATGATGCCTATCGTGGATGGGGGGATATCTATGCTCATCGTGAAATTTTTTCTAAACATGGATATGATTTAGTTGGAGAAAATTTGAGAAATAATGGATGCACTATGGAAGAATGGTTTATTCATGAGAGCGTTAGTAGAGATATTCGTGATGCATTGCGCCATGGTAATTGTGAAGCATATCAACTTTTGTTAGATCTATGAGAGTAAGTGTTTGTATACCGTGTTATGAAAGTCATGGTAAAGCTAAACAGTATTTGTTTGAAATTTTTCACGCATTAAGTCAACAAACTTGTAAAGACTTTAATGTATGGATTTCTGACCATAGCAAAAATGATGATGTTCTAGAAGCTTGTCAAGAATATGCAGATCTTTTTGAGATTAATTATATTAAAAATGAAAACGATCTAGGTTCTATTTCTGCCAATACAAACTGTGCTCTTGAACATGCTGATGGAGAAATACTCAAAGTCATGTTTCAGGATGATTTTATTTTAACCAAAACTTTAATAGAAGAACTTGACAAAGCATTTCAAAATGATGTATTATGGGCAGTAACTGGGTTTGCACATACTATTGATAATGGGCAAACACATTATAATCCAAAACTACCACAATATAATGATCGTCTTTTGGAAGGAGTAAACACTTTAAGTTCTCCTTCTATTCTTGCTATGAGAAATGGTCTTAATGAGTTTTTCGATGAGAAACTGACCATGCTTATGGATTGTGATATGTATTATCGTCTCTATAAATATCACGGTGAACCTGCAGTTTTAACTGATTATCACATCTCTAATCGAGAGCACAAAAACCAAACCCAAAGATTGCAAGAGCATCTTTTACCATCTGAAATTGAGTATTTGAAGGAAAAGTATAAATGATTGGATTTAATCATCTAGGTCGTCATGGTCGTCTGGGAAACCAGATGTTTCAGTATGCAGGACTTCGTGGAATTGCTGCCCATCGAGGGTATGATTTTGCAATTCCTCCAAGCGATTTTAAAGATCCCTGGACGGATCATCAATTGTTTGAAGCATTCAAACTAACAGGTCTTACAAATATCGCAGTTGTTCCTGGACCTTATGTTCAGGAAACATCATTTAAATTTGATGAGAACCTATTTAACAACATGCCTGATGGGCATAATGTATACGGATATCTTCAAACTACAAAATATTTTTCTCATATTGAAAAAGAAGTACGTGAAGATTTTCAATTTAAGAACGATATTTACGGTCCTTGTAAAGAACTTATTGATAGCGTAGAAGCACCTATTGCTTTGCATGTTCGTCGTGGAGATTATCTTGTAAACTCTGATAATCATCCACCTTGTCCTAAGGAATATTACGATGAAGCACTATCGAGATTTGATCCTTCTCGTAACGTTATTGTTTTTTCTGATGATCCTCAATGGTGTGGGACTGTATTTACTGATGACAGGTTCCTCATCTCTGAGGGCGGCGATAACTTAGCCGATCTCTGCATGATGACACTATGCACAGATTTTATTATTGCTAATTCATCATTCTCTTGGTGGGGATCTTGGTTATGTGAAAATAAAGATAAGCGTATTATCGCTCCTAACAAATGGTTTGGTACTGGTTATACTGCAGCACACGATACATCTGACTTATATTGTTCAAATTGGGAGGTAATCTAATGGAAGAATTGGAGTTTGTAGAACAAGAATATATCCCATTAAGGGAAGCAACATTTATCATCCCACTTCGTATTGAAACGGATGATAGAATGCGTAATATTATCACCACTTTGATTTTTCTTCTTCGTGGATTTGATACAACTGTAATTGTTAAAGAGTTTGATAGTGTATCAACATTTGAGCAGTCTGTATTACCTCAGTTAAAAGAAGCTTTAACTGAAGATCAGTTGAAAAATCTTATCCATGTGTTTGAACAGACTGATGAATATATTTTCCATCGAACAAGATTAATTAATGATATGGTGTTGATGGCTAAAACACCAGTGGTTGTTAACTATGATAGTGACATCCTGTTACCAAAAACTACATATGTTCAAGCAGTAGATTTAATTTTGAATGGATTTGTAAATCCAAATTTTCCTAATGCAAAACCAGAACCAATTAAAGTTGTTTATCCTTATGGGTATGGAGATTATCAACGTCAAGTTTTCTATGATGATGAGCAGGCAAGTAATTTCATCAATTCTAACTTTAACTTTTTAGTATTTACTAATACTAGACCTTGGGATGCTAAGTTTGGGTTCTGTCAATTCTTTGATAGAGAAGAATATATTCGCCTAGGCATGGAGAATGAAAACTTTGTATCTTATGGATACGAAGACGATGAACGATATAATCGCTTCAATCAATTATCCCATGTGGCAAGAATTGATGAAACCGTTTATCATTTGGAACATAAAAGAACTTCTAATTCTTGGTTTAATAATCCTCATATTGAAGAGAACAGAAAACTTTTTGAATATTTGTCAAGGATGTCCCCAGATAAAATCCTAGAGTATTATACTAATCAATCTTATATGGCAAATCGAGGTGTTATTCACGGGAAGAAGATTGGTGGATAAAAATAAATCATCTTACAAGTTAAAAGATTTTCCTAAGTGTTTGTGGATTAATCTTGATAGATATCCAGAAAGAAGAAAGTACATGGAGGATCAGTTTTCTTATTGGGAAATAGAAGATCATCATCGTATATCTGGAATTGATGGTAAAGAAGATGATCCAACTTCATATTTGAAGGGGACTATTCCACACAATATGAACCAAGGGGAGATTGCTTGTGTTCTTTCTCATCTTAATGCAATTAAATATTTTTTGTATGAAACAGATCTTCCTGAAATTATGATTATGGAAGATGATGTTGATCTTTCTACTGCTAAGTATTGGAACTTTACTTGGAAAGAAGTTCGTAAAAGACTTCCCATCAATTTTGATACCTGTCAGTTCACAATCATCAATCCAAATGGTATTACGCTGAAATTACACCATCGATTTATTAATGATTTTTCTGCTGCATGTTATTTAATTACTAGACATCACGCAGAAAAAATTTTTAAACTTCATAATAGAGGATCTTGTTGGAAAATCGATCAGAATATTAAACCAAGAGCTGTATCTGAAGATCTAATTCTTGATAGTGGAAAGGGATATTCAACGCCATTATTCAACTATAGATTAGATTTGGGTTCAGCAATTCATGAAGAACACATTGATATTTTTCATAAGGATAGCAGAAATGCTCTTGTAGAATTTTGGCAACATCAAGGTCCAGATCAAAGCGTAGATCAAATTATGGAACTTGATGAATATTGTGGTAGAATACCACCACAAGTATATCTAAATCAGCAACAATGAACCTTATAGATCACATTGGTATTTTTGAAAATGCTGTTCCTGATGATATGTGTGACAGCATTATTCTTGCATTTGATAATTGGACGGATAAAAAATTTACTCCTGAAGTTAAAGAGTGGATTTCTTCTGGACAAGAGCAATTTCAAGATAGAATTTTAAGTAGAAGTGATCAACAACTTTATCTTGAGTATGTTGATCTAAGAATGGCTATGCAGCTCAATACATTTATTGGACAATGTTTTGAGCAATATGCAAAGCATTATCAGGGGATTGTTCAAGATAATGATCCTGTATCTTCATGGACAACTAAAGTTCAAAAGACTGTATCTGGAGGTGGATATCATAAATGGCATTGCGAGAATGGTGTGTTTATGTATCGAGATCGTGTTTTAACTTGGATGGTTTATTTAAATGATATTCCACCTGAGAATGGCGGGGCTACAGAATTTTTATATCAAAAATTAGCATTACATCCTAAGAAAGGCACAGTAGTTCTTTGGCCAGCTGCATATACTCACATGCATAGGGGTGGATTTTTGACAGGACCTATCGATAAATACATTGCAACGGGATGGTTCCTTAGAGAACCTGGAAATATTAGTAGTAAAGTGCTTTCTGAACTGTGATCATATACACATGCATTACTAATGGATACGATAGAATATCTGAAGAAAACTATTATGATCCAGATATTAGATATGTGTGTTTTTATGATGGTGAATTAGAAAAAATAGGACCCTGGGAATTTGTCAAACTTAATTTAGACATTGAGTGTTCTGTAAGAAGATCCTATCATCCAAAACATCTCCCACATCATTATTTTGATGAGGGAGAAATTACTTTATGGATAGATGGATCATATACTATCACTAAAGAAATCGTTGAAAAGTATAAAACAGAATTTATTGAGCACGATTTAATTTTACAAAAGCATCCCGCAGAAAGAAATATATTAGAAGAGATATCAAAATTATATTACCATGGATTTTCTTCTGAACAGGAATGTTTAGATATGGCTCAGAAGATAAAAGAATGTGGATATATGATTAGAGAATATGAGCAAACAATTAATTGTATTGTTTATAGGAGATTAACTTCTCAAACTATTAAGTGGTCTGAAGCATGGAGAAGGTGGTATGATCTTGGTGTTAACCGAGATCAAATTTCTAGTGCGTTAGCAGAATGGGAGGTAATGAAAGCAGAACGTATTGATTTGCTTGTTGATGTTACCAACACTACACGAGTAAAAGAATATTCTGAAAGTTATAAGATATTAAATAGACCAAATACGTTACAATTTAAAGAATTTATTGCTAAATTGTGTAAAATTTTTAATGTTCGTCAAAAAAATTTCATCGACAAAAATAAAATGTTAGACCAGAAAGAACTTTCTTTTTATAAACATCCAGGATTTGAAGGAACCCCAGTCGATAAAAGTAAAATAGTAATCTATACATGCATAACAAATGGTTATGATGTGTTTCCAGAAGAAAATTATTATGATCCAGATATTAGATACGTTTGTTTTCACGATGGAACTATAGACACAACTAAAGGACCATGGGAATATATTGATATTAGAAATTATTGTGATATTAAATGTCCTCGTCGATTATCTTTTTATCCAAAGGCTAATCCACATTTATTTTTCCCAGAAGGAACACATACTGTATGGATAGATGGATGTTATATCCATACAAAACAATTTATAGAAAATACATTATATTGTTTTCCTTTTACAATGCTTCGACATGCATCTAGATTTTCTTATTATGATGAAATGCTAGAAGGATTTCTATGTGCTTTTTTCAGTTATGATGATGCGATTAAATTGACAAAAAATTTAAAGGAGAACAATTATGAATTCAGGAAATATTCTAGTCCACTTGGAACAATAGTTTGGAGAACTATAAATCAAGAAACAAAACGTTTTAATGAATTGTGGTATGAATATTCTTTAATAGGATCTAATAGAGATCAAGTTGCTTTTGATGTTGCTTTACAGTTTACAGGCATTCAACCTTTTGTATTTGAAGATAGGAATAATTCTGGAGTTTCTTTAGGATTTTTCAATAAAAAGGGAAGACGTGGAATGCATCCTCAGAATGGAAATAAAAAACAGCATTTAAAGAAAGATAAATTTTTAAATGATATGCAAAAAATTACTGGGTTAAGCGTAAAGATGTATACTAAATACCCAGACCATGCTTTTTATATGGGAGTTTATAAAATATTATGATCATTTATACGTCTATTACTAATGGATATTGTGAACTGCCTGAACTTGAAGATTTGGGGCATCAGTATATTTGTTTTCATGACGGTACTGTTGAACCAAAATCTCCTTGGGAATTAAGAGACATTAAATTTGAACATAAGGATCCTGTTGTTCTTTCAAGGCATCCTAAAATTTTATTTCATGAATATTTTAATGAACCTTGTGTATATGTTGATGCTTCTAGATTGCATCTAATTAATAATCAACAATTCTTTGATATCTCTGAGGTTATCTTAGAAGAAGATGATGTTTTTATACTAGAGCATCCAGAGCAGCACAATTATTTTGAAGAATGTTTAGAATATTATTTAAAATCTTGGGTAGATGAAAAAAGTATTGTAAAACTTACTAAGAGTTTATCCAAATTAAAATATGATTTCTTAAATCACGAAACAATATTTGCATGTGTTTTATGGAGAAATCCTAGCGAAAATACCATTAAATGGTCTAAGTTGTGGTGGGAATTTTATCTGCAATGTGGACCTAGAGACCAGTTATCTGGATCAGCATCATTAAGAATATCAAATATATCTTACGAAAAAGAACATCCAGTTTCAATCGTATCTCAGTTTTCTTTTTATCGAGATTGGTGGAATAGTCTTGCAGGAAAATCAGGTAATTATGAGATAAAGAAAAAGAAAACCTGGGACTGGAAAAAGTTTATTGATGATTTATCAGAGGCTTCAAAAGTAGATTGTAAAACTAAAATTGATTTAAATCGTTTGAAGTATTTGCAAGGTACTAAGACTGGTTATGTATTCAAGGAAATTTTAAACTCATTTAATTATAAAATCACTAGTGATATAGAACAGAGTAAAGAACAAAAAGAAGCATATCGAATTCATGTTGAAGAGCTTATTAAACCTAATGAGGTAAAATTTACTGTTTATAGTTGTATTACTAATAATTATGATACTATACCAGAAGAAAATTATTATGATCCTAATGTTAGATATGTAATGTTCCATGATGGAACTATAGATACAACGAAAGGACCTTGGGAATATATCGATATTAGAGATTATTGTGATTTAACATGTCCAAGAAGACTATCTGCTTTCCCCAAACTAAATCCTCACAAATTATTTGAACCAGGAGAACATACTGTTTGGATAGATGCATGTTATATTCAAACAAAAGAGTTTATTGAATTTTCAAAAACTGTTTTTCCAACTAAAGGAATAACAACATTAGAGCATTGTTATCGATTTACATATTATGATGAAATGCTTGAAGGATTTATGTGTGGATTTTTCTCATACGAAGCTGGTATAGAACTGACGAAAAAACTTGCAAAAACTAATTATAACTTTAAAGATTATATTAGTCCTTGTTGCACTATTCTTTGGAGAACTATTAAAACTTCAAAACAGTTCATCGATTTTTGTGACCTTTGGTGGGAATGGTCATTGGTCGGATCTAATAGAGATCAACATTCATTTGATGCGGCAAGACAGTTTACTGAAATACCTGTTTTTAGAGTAGAAAATAAACCACCTTCAACAATTGCTGGTGGAATTGATTTAAGATTTGATTTAAAAAATCAAAATAGAAAAGGAAAACATCCTAAGCGTGGTTCTACCGATCAGTGGAGACGTAGAGATGAATTCTTAAAAGAACTTCAGCAGTATACTAATCTAAATCCAAAAATTTATGCAAAGCATGAACACATCACAATGATGGATTGGAATAATGTATTTGAAACTGATACAGTTCGTAATGAATATATGTCTAAATCTTCAACCATGAGAAACCTTGCTCATCAACAATCTCTTTGGGGAGACTTTTTATCAATCAATGATGCAGTATGGTCTGATCACAAACCTTCTCATTTAAAACGTATCGATGCTGCTAGACTTGAGAAGATTAAGGAAATGCAACAGAAGTGAGTATTTATACGCATTGACTGTTAGGGAATTCTGATATATGATAAATAATGTGAAGAAATGGAAACATTTCTTAACATAATTAATCCCACAATTACTCGGAGTTTTAAATGACTGCATCCATCGCCCAACAGCGTGGAAGCAATATTTGGCAAGAGTTCTGTGAATGGGTAACCTCAACCGACAATCGTTTGTATGTCGGTTGGTTTGGAACACTGATGATTCCTACCCTTCTCGCAGCAACCATCTGCTTCATTGTTGCTTTCATTGCTGCACCTCCCGTCGACATCGACGGCATCCGTGAGCCTGTTGCCGGCTCCCTGATGTACGGCAACAACATCATCTCTGGTGCTGTTGTTCCATCGTCTAACGCTATTGGTCTTCACTTCTATCCCATCTGGGAAGCAGCAAGTCTTGATGAATGGCTTTATAACGGTGGTCCCTTTCAGTTGATTGTTTTCCACTTCTTGATCGGCATCTACGCTTATATGGGTCGTGAATGGGAACTGTCCTATCGTCTCGGAATGCGTCCTTGGATCTGTGTTGCTTACTCTGCACCTGTTGCTGCTGCTAGTGCAGTATTCCTTGTTTATCCTTTTGGTCAAGGTTCTTTCTCTGATGCGATGCCTCTGGGTATCTCTGGTACGTTTAACTACATGCTTGTCTTCCAGGCAGAGCATAACATTCTAATGCATCCGTTTCACATGCTTGGAGTTGCTGGTGTGTTCGGTGGTTCTCTGTTTAGTGCTATGCATGGTTCTTTGGTAACCTCATCACTTGTTCGTGAGACCACTGAAAACGAATCCCAAAACTACGGATACAAGTTCGGTCAAGAAGAAGAGACTTATAACATCGTTGCTGCCCACGGTTACTTTGGACGCCTTATTTTCCAATATGCCTCGTTCAATAACTCCCGTTCGCTGCACTTCTTCCTTGCTGCTTGGCCTGTTGTTGGTATCTGGTTCACTGCTCTTGGTGT